GATGACGAGTCCACCAAGAGCGGGGCAGGAATCTTCGTGGCGACAGAACCTACAGTTCACATTCGGCGTAAGGTCGTCGAGCGCAGGAGTCCCTTGATCCCACTTGGGGCGTATCTTCTCCGCTTTCTTGATTACGGAACTAAGCTCTGAGACAATGCCATCTACGTCACTACGCTCAAACGTATGGTGGAGGCTGGCGTTGTGTTGTGGGACGTAGAACACGAAGACAATCTCTTCGATATCTGGGAATTTTTGGAAGGCCCCCACTGTGTAGGCTTTGGCTTGCCAGTTCTTTTCTGGTGGGTCAATGATACTGATCCCTGTTTTGTAATCAGCCATCACGGCCTTGGTGCCGGAATCAAGAATCAGGAATCGGTCACAGGTTCCCCATGTGCCTGTCCCATCCAATTCTACGTCTACCTGTATCTCATTGTGCTCCTCTTGTATCCCAGAGAAGTTACCCATGAACGCCTCCTCCATCTCCACGATCTGATCGTAGATCTGTAGCTCTTGCTCATTGTGGAGGGCAGAAGGATCGTGGACTTCCAAGGCTTCGTGGATGCGGGTTCCCATTTCGGCGGCGGCATTAGTGCCGTCTCTTCCGTGGTATCCCGCACACCCCGCCACATACTTAAGGCTGGATGGGCTGAACTCCGCGTGTCCGCGTGAGCCGTGGTCTGGTGTATTCATTCTCCGTGTAGTTCTTGGATGTTCTTTGCTTTGCGTTGCACCGAAGCAATAACAGATTCTTCGATGGTGTTCGCAGCGACTAAGATTTTTTGGATGGAGTCACTCTTGGCTCCGTTTCTATGTATGCGCCCCAATGTTTGGATGTAGCTTTTGGCATCGAATGTGGGGCTTATCAAGGAGACACGGGGTCGGTTGCCGTGCGTGTCGTGTAGAGAAATACCAGTCCCCCCTGCGGCTATGTTTGCTACGACACAGTGTGTCTTGTCTGCTTGGAAGTCGTCGATAACTTTTTGGCGCGCTTCTTCCGATTGTCCTCCTTCTATTCGACCTGCTTTAAGTAGCCCACACAATGAGTCTACGGTTGCTTTGTAATTTACAAACAGGACCACACTTTTTCCTTCGTGGATGAGATCGTTGGCTATCTCTACCATCTCAACGACTTTAAGAGACTCAGCCAGTTGCCTAGCCCTTCCAAGGTTGACAATCAGGTGCTCACTGTCAGCTACTGTCCCGTTCTCTATGTAGTCGCAGATGATGTCGGGCGTTATTCCCAGCCCGTCGTAAGCATCCATTATTTTCTTAGAGTCCTTAAAATCAACAGGCTCCACAAAAACCATGTTATCTCTAAACGAATCGGGGAAGTCTTTTACCGAGAGTCGGTGAGCGTAATCCCCATACATTTCCCCATGCAGACCCCTGAGACAGGATCGGTTCATAAGCCTCCAGTTATTCCACTGATCTTTTCGGCATCCGTTCTTTGTCATCCAACGAAACCAGTTTTTCAAAGGATACACATCTTTGTTCAAAGAGTGCAGCCCCAGACAGAACCCCAACGCCCGCATTTCTACGGGGCTTTCGCTCGCGGTGGCCGACATCCCATGAACTCTAAATTTCTGTAGAACTAGGGATATAAGTAGTTGTGCGTTAAGAGTAAATGGTCCCTTGGCTTTATGGATTTCATCCATGAAAACCATCGTGTTCCGAGGCAATTTCCACTTGAAGATCTTCTTACCTTTACGGCTCATGAACTTCGTGTTCCCCGTCCGTATCTTTTCATAGTTAAGAACAAAGACAGGCTCAATCCCGAACTCCGCTAGCTCTCGTTTCCAGCTTGTTATTACCGCTTTGGGGCAAATGACTGCCACAGGGTATTTCATCACCTTGGCGATGTAACAGGCTACTACAGTTTTACCGCAGCCTGTGTGCGAGCTATCCAGAGTATTCTGCCTGCGGAACAGGCAGTCTATGAAGGAGTCCGCAACGACTTGTTGCATTGGGTAGAGTGATTTCACACTTGTGCTTTACCACAGGTGGAAACCAAGACCAGAAAATTATTTAATTTATTTTCTCGAAGAGGTAGCGGGCGATAAGATAAGCGTCAATCATCCCGTCATGAGGGGTGCGGCATCTCTTGTTCTTTAGCCAGTTCTCTTGGGGGGCCAGCCGCTCCACCGTTTGCAGAGCCGCAACTTTAGTAAAACCTTTCGCAGTGTTGCCCAGCATTTGCTTCTGCCATTTATGCACACTTATACGATTCACATCGTAGCCCCTTGACTCAGCCATACCCAAAAGCTTACCGAAGCTTAGCGCCATAGAGCGGACGGCCTGCGAGCTTTTTGCGTGGGCCAAAGGCTCTTCTATCGCCAGCGTGAAGGGGGTACACAGGTCCATCAACCAGTCATGAACTTTGCGTACATCTACTTCCCGCTTCTTAGATCGTTGCAGACAGGGCATGGCGATCTTGTCGATTATAGAACCGTCGTGCTTAGATATCGCGCAGAGTCCCCCGTCTAATCCGTTATCTACACCTACGATCATACAAGTTGGTCTATTATCTTAGAGGAGACTAACAGACCATTACCTGATTCGGGAACGAAAAGATCCATATTCTTTTGTAGACTACGCAGGAAATACACTTCTTTTCCTGTTTTAGGTATCACCCTGTAAAAAGCCCCAACGAGTTCTACCCGCGTGAATTTAAAGTCGTTGATGTCGGGGAGATCCACTTTGATGATAGCGACGGGCTTCGCCTCATCAACTCTGTTTGGAAACAACTCACTCATCTGCAAGGATACTTGTGTCTAGAAAGCATGGTGTAGACGGGCCTAGGTATGTCTTCACAAGAGTATCCATAGCTTCTTGCGCGAGGGCTTCACTTAAGTCGTGCTTTTCTTGAAGAATAAGTTTTACCATATTGATGCTGTAACACGCCCGAGGGTGCGTGTCTGCGCCTTCGATTACACCTAGTAGTGCGTCCTCTAACTCAGCTAACAATATGAAGGGTTTAGTTTCCTCAACGGAGTCCGAAGGACAGTTAATGTGAGATGCCCTGTCAAAAGACAGATCATCCATACGCCCAGAGCCGAAGTCATCGAAGTTGTTAATCATTGTCTGGGTCTATATCTATGACCTTTTTGGGGGCGATAGCGCCTCCCCCTCTGTCCGCTTTGGTGTTATTGAGAATAGAGATGTCTATCTGCATAGAGCTGCTCCCCCCACCTTTGGCGTTCAGACCTAAGTTTCTACGTATTAGCTGGTCTAGTTCCGACAGCTCCCTGACGGTTTTAGGGCCGCGAAGGTTTTTCACACTGTCTCGTAGGAGCTTTATTCCTGCGGCAGCAATGTAGTGCTGGTACTTATCCGCAGGAGTAGATTGTCTCTCCGCAATCTCCATCATAGACTGATCCTCTTCATTTCTCGCATCGTGCTGAGCGCAGAGGATAGCTTCGTCCGTCATGTTTTCCAGCTCTCCGTCAATAGCAGCACCCAATGGATCAGCAGGAGGGTCATCACTAACTACGGGTACGTGTGGAACATTGCCCCCTTTTCTCGGGGGGAGCCCCATAGCCTTGAACCATCGTCGCACAGTTCCTGAGTGAACTCCAAGTTCCCGTGCGATCACGTTCATCTTGTAATTCTTTTCGTGCATTTCTAGAGCTCGTTTCTTTAGCTCGTCTTTGGGATTGTCACTCACAAGAACTGAAATTACTTTCGTGGTTTAATTATGGCTTCAAAGAAGAAGACCTACAAGCAGATACTAGAACCTAGCATCGACCCAAAAACTAAACGCATGGATGTGGGTGGGTTGCTCATACCCCCTACAAGTTTAATTACTGCTTTACTCTACGGATTCGCACACCACACACATGCCAAGGCAAAAGAATATTACTTTTGGAGGGTGTGTGATGAGCTGTGGAATCACGAAGATCTGCCGGAAAAGCTGATGGTAAAACATCCTTGGGCAGAGGAGATGATTAGATCTGCCATAGAACACAAATACCTAGCTATTGGTGGGTCAGCTTCTTCGGGGAAGTCGCACACTATGGCCGCTTGGGGAATAGTTAATTGGTTATCACAGCCCAAAGATACTCTGGTGTTGATGACCTCTACTACATTAAGGGAAGCGAGGAAACGTATATGGGGTTCTGTTATGTCTTTGCTGACAGTCATTGAAGGGGCTCCGATAAAAATAAGAGACTCAATAGGTAACGCAGCTTACGTAGATGAGAACCAGACTCTTATCGAACGAGCGGGTCTCAGCCTCATATCAGCAGAGAAATCAAAGACAAGAGAAGCTGTTGGTAAATTTATTGGTATCAAACAGAAGCGGGTGATCTTAATCGGCGATGAGCTATCTGAACTCTCAGAGGCAATTCTTCAGGCGGGTTTAACGAACTTGTCGAAGAACCCTGAGTTCCAACTCATCGGCATGTCGAACCCGAATAGCCGCTTCGATGCTTTTGGTATCTGGTCTCAGCCCAAAGACGGGTGGGACTCCGTAGATACAAATACTTACGATAACTGGGAGACGAAGTGGGGAGGACATTATTTACGCTTAGATGGGGAGAGGTCTCCCAACATTGTGGCGGGGGAAACAGTATACCCGTGGCTACCCACACAGGAAAAACTTGATGAAGACAAAGCCTTACTGGGGGTCGAGTCTCGGGGTTATATGCGAATGGTCCGTGCCGTATTCTTTGACTCGGATGAGACTACCG